CTTTAGCATTTGTAATATCCATAGGGAATGTATCGTGCTCTGTTACATATCTAGGTAAGGTTCTCTTACCTTCATTAAATACTTTTCTAACCGCATCTTTAGCTGTATCTGTAACCCCTCTAGTAAATGATGCAGATGCATACCATCCACTATGAAGAGTACTAAGCATATCAGCTCCAGTAGCTTGTCTCTTTTTAGTTACTTCGTTAAGGTTAGCCATCTGTGAAGCTTCCTGCATGGACTCGAATAGATTATCTCCACCAGTCTCACCAGTAACTCCAGTAGCTATTTCTGTTACTTGATCTTCAGTAAGATTATATTTAGGATAATCTGATCCTGTTGTACTTCCAGAAGTACTTGTAGAATCAGAAGAACTAGAATCAGAACCACCTACATTTACAACTAATCCATATTTCTCTGCTAAGTTGTCCATGCTTCCCAATAATCTGTCTAATACAGAATTATTGCTTGAATCAGAAGATGAACTACTTGAACCAGAAGTGGATGAAGATGTTCCACTCAACATAGATTTTACTTTTTCATGAATCTTCTTAGATGTAGCATCATCGTAATGAGTACCATCAGTAGTCTTATATCCATCAGATTTAAGATAACTGTATATGTCAAGATAATTGCTGCCCCAGAATGATTGCATTTTACTATTGAAACCCTGAACTTCTGCATCTGAACAGTTAGGATCATTATCAACAGGGTTGACTGACATATAGAACAGATGAGCGTTAGGATTTCTCTTCTTAAGTTCAGTATAATAAGCAATATAATTATCTGGTTGATAAATATCATTTACACCCATATTAATTACTACTGCTAAATTAGGATCAGATTTTATCCTAGCTTCCATTTCTGGACCTGCAGTAGACTTTAACCAAGCTAATCCTTGAGAAACTTTTGCGATGAATGATACTCCATCTTCATGGATACAATCAGCCATCATTTCGGTTCTAGAATCACCTACATAAAGTATTCCGCTATAAGATCCAAATCCTCTTCCTATATATTTTTTCAATTTCTTTGTAAACTTAGATGTTAATCCAGAACCATATCCAATACCTAATTTAGTATGTCCGAGAATTTTATCTGCATTGTACTTCTTAGGTTTCTTAGCTTCTGGATCTTTTATAGTTATATTTCTACCGTCTTTAGACATACCACTCGCTACAACGTAATGAGAGTTAGGTCCAAATGGAGAATTAGATTTAGATGTATTACTCTTATCAGATCCAAGTAATACTACATCTTTTCCTCTTCTTAAATCGCTTCTAACCTGATCACTATTGTTATAGTAATTAGTATCTAAGCCATTTCTAGAATATATATCGCTGAAGTAATCAGCTGTTACACCGTCATTACTTCCTTTATATTTTAATGCTAATTTAGAGCTATCCATCATAGATGCTCTACCAGCAATATCGTTTAATACCATAGTTGCAGCTGCAGGAGCACAACCAGAATCACCGATAGTTTGCTTAATAGTGTCACCTTTTATATTAAATGCTCTATTAGCATATTTAGGATCTAACTGAGAAACAAATGATCCTCTTCCGGCAAATAATCCAGATCCGGATCCTTTATTTTTCTTCTTACTTGATTTACTATCATTTGAACTACTTGTAGAGCTACTACTAGATGATGAAGATGTAGAATTAGAGCTGTTTCCATCGAAAGTTGATGTTCCACTACTCTTGAAATCTTTTAATCGTCTTGCGCCCCAGTAATCTGCTCGTCTATTTATAGCTGCTGTTGTAGGTCCTAATTTATCTGGATTACCATGGGTAAGAACTTGTCCATGTCCAAAATACATTTCAGCATGACTACCAGCCTCACTACCATAAAGTAATATATCACCTAATTGGAGTTTTGATTCATCGGTTGTTACTCCAGCAGTACTTCCACCATCTACTGTATAAGTAGTATCATATGTAGCTTGTTCTCCTGACCAACCACCAACTTCAACTCCTAAAGCTTTCTTATATGCCCATTCAACTGTAGAAGAACAGTCACCACTACCATCATCAGGATTTCGAGATCCTGGATATTTAGCATTATCTTGAGCGTATTTTAATTTTCCATAAACACTGTTCATCTGTGCTACTACTTTAACCTGCTTATCGGCAATATTCTTATCAGATGATACAGTACCTGATATACCATTAGCATTATATTCAGTTGTTCCGCCGGATGATGAATCATCACCATCACTTCCAGTTAAACCGTAATCTGAAGCTAATAAATCAAACGGTGCTAATAACACATCAAGTATTGATTTCTTTGAGCTATTATTACTGCTTCCAGAATCGGATGAAGTATCGTCACTTCCTACAACAGCCCCTGCAGTTCCATCAGGAGCAGTATGATCTATAGGATCTTGCCCTACTATTCCAAGTAATATAGTTCTTTCTGTATCTGCACCAGTTCCATATCGACCAATACCAATACTTTGATGCCATTGTCCGGTCATATGTGATGCTCTTACATCATAGCAAGCATTAAGTAATTTAGTCTCATCTGCATCCATAGGTTTATTATTAAATTGGGAAGCAACTTCTCCAAATTCCTTAGTAGCTCCGCCAACTCCTCTATGTACAGCCCAAGACCAACAACAATCCTGCATTGCTCTAGAATATTGATCAGGATCGAATCCGTATTTAGATTTAATATTATTTACTAATCCCAAATAGTCACTATTTAAGATATAATCCCACTCTTTAGCAAAGAATGCATCTTTTCCTATATCATTAACAGCTTTTAACCATTTAGTTTTCAGGTCATCACAAGATGTAGGTGAACCATATTTAGAAGCAAAGTATTTACTCCAGAATTCAGGTGCAGGTCCGTCCCATATCATCTGATATGATCCGAATGATAATCCACCATCGTTTCCACAATGCCCTATAGCTGTAGGTCCATCAGATCCAGATTCGAAATGGTGTATATATTTACTTATATAATCTCCATTCTTAGGTTTAACCATTTGCCTAGTAGCTCTACCTACATATGTATTTAATTTAGAAGCTGCATTTCTGGCTTTTCTACCTATGGATGTAGTAATACCAATAGTTACTCTAGGTAATACATTTTTAAGATTATATTTAGTTTTTGGTTTCCTTGATTCAGGGTCATTAATATAGATATACTGATTATCTTTGGATATAGAATCAGCTACTACATAATGAGGATTTGAACCAAACGGAGAATTATTTTTAGATTTATTATTTGGATCTCTACCAAGTAATATAGTCGGTCTCTTTTCTTTTATAGCTTTTACTATAGCAGAATCTTTAGGATCACTAGAGTCATTCTCTATATACTGTGTAGATATTCCATATTTATTAAATTCGTCATCAAAATATTCAGATGTAACGCCACTATTCGGAACTTTATATCCTAAAGCATCTTGCACAGCTGTGTTCATATCTATAGTAGATTGCCCAGCAAGGGAATTAATTACCATAGTAGCAACAGCAGGAGCACAACCGGAATCGGATACAGTTTGTCTACTAGTATCAGCACTTACATTGAATCTTTCTGTAGATATATTTCCAGTTATCTGAGAAACGAAGTTCTTTGATACTGGAGTTATTTTCGATTGATCAGCAACTACAGGTTTATCATCAAAATCTTCTATAGTTTTTGGTGATTTAAAGGTATAGAATGGCATCTTAGGATGATTATTACCAGTGATAGACTTTTCTGAAATAGGTTCAGGATCATATGATCCACTACCTACATACAGTCCAGATCCCCTTCCTGATTTTTTAGTTCCTAATTTATCATAATCATACCATTTTCCGTCAGTTAATTTTACTAAATATACATACCTGCCAGAATTATTTTTCTGTGCACGAACTCTATTTTCTCCGTATAATCCTACAAGTCTGTAGTATTTATCCGGCATATTCTTTTTATTAGATTTAGATTTTACATCTGATACAAAAGCATATTTATTTAAAGGATTCTTATAAGTTAATTTCTTTGATTTATCTTTAACTTTCTTAGTAGCTTTATTTATAGCATTTTGAGCTTTATCAGTATCTGTACTTGTACTCGAAACTGTTGTAGATGCAGAAGAATCAGAAGCTGCATTCATATCTGAAGTACTTGTAGCATCAGTTGTAGCTGATGTATTATCTCCACTTACAGCATCTACACTCTCTGTATCATTAGAACTCATACCAGATGTAGTCTGGAATAGTGATTTTGCTAATACCATAGGATACTGCAAAGTTTTATATATAGTAGTAATAGTTTTTCCTATAGTACCAAGCATAGATTTATCATCATCAAACTTATCATTCCAGTAGTTTTTCATGCTACCTTTTCCAGATAAGTAGTTATTGGTTTCTTCGAGCTGATTATTAAATGTCTCAAGTACTTTATCCCCATCTCCTAATTGATCGGATACTTTACCGATAAAGAACTTCTGCATTTTTTGTACGGAATATATAGGATTAAACATAGCTCGTCCCATCATTCCTATTAGTTTTAACGTTCCACTGTCATTATCACTTTCGGATTTAAAGAATTTATCATTTCCAGATATAGCATAAGAATATATATCCTGAAGATGATTTTCTATTAAACTAGAGTTGCCTTTTCCAGTGGACTGTAATTTATTTGTAATAGAGCTGATAAACATATCGGCTAATTTATCTTGTATGATATTGAAAGGATTAAATCCATTAATACCACTAACTAATTTATTCTTTACTGTATTAGCAGTATTGAATACACTATTTTTAATATTAGACGCTACATATTCACCTTTAGATAATGCATAAAGACCGTCTCTGCGTATATCTCCACCAGCTGCATAGCTAGATATATTATAAGCTTTTACATATTCCTCAGGAGTCATTCCCATGGCTTCAGCATTAGCTTTTATATTAGCATCCATGGTAGAGTCTTTTGTCTGTTCATTAGTATCATTGGTTTTAAATTGATTATCGCCAGATACAATATTATTTATATATTGAGTAGCTTTGTCTCCAGACATACCCGAAATAGAAGCATTTAATGCAGCTGCTTGATATTCAGTATTGTCTGATTTATATTTAGAGATATATTGATCTAATGTATAATTATCTCCATATTGAGCTATCTTATCATTAGCTTTAGATCTTAATTTATTTAAATTTAATACATCATTTCCTACAATTTGACTTAATGCATCCATACATAAGTCAAATATTATATCAGTATCTATAATTCCTGTAGGTAATAAATTATTAATAGCATTAAATAAACCACAAACTATAGTTATTTGATTATTAGCATCTTCTGGAAGTATTTTTGCTATTTCAGCAGTATTATACATACCAGATATAAAATATTTTACTAAACTTGCTATAGTAAATACTCCACCACCGGATAAGAATGATGTTATATATCCAGCAAATCTAGTGGCTGCAGCACCAGTTAATTTTTCGGTAAGCTTGTCGCAAATCTTAGCAACTAACCTAGTAGCAGCTCCGTTAATTTTAGCTTTAACCTTATCTTGAATATCTCCTGCTATATTAAATAATTTAAATATAGTTCCTACAACAGTATCATCTTGCAATAATCCAGTTATAAGCCCAGATATTTTACTATATACTTTTGATAATGTTTGACTACTTATGGCATCTCCATAATTTTGTACGCCAGACGCTACGTCGCTTATATTTGTATGCGTTACATAATCCATAGCTTTTCCAACAGAATTATGTATTACATTTTCTTTTATATTATCAGAATATGATTTAGAGGCATCTTGTATATCACTAGATAAAGAATTATCAGTGGTGCCTTCTGCTAATCTAGGTATTACGAGTTCGCCTTTAGATAAAGCATATAATCCTGAACGGGAAACTGTTCCACCTCTAGCAAATGATCCTTCAGTACCACCATGTTCTTCGTTAGAAGATGATGTACGAGTTTCACTTCCTTCAGCTTCTTTCTCATCACCCATCACTTTATCTTTAATAAATCCAACAGGATCTTTGAAGAAAGATTTGATTCCAGCAAATTTACCAGTAATCCAATCTTTTATATTAGTAATTTTATCTACTATTTTACCGATTGTAGATTTTATTAATATGAATGGTAAATTAATGGCTTTATACATAGTACCAAATACTGTTTGTAATCTGCCAAATATACCATCATCTGTTTCGCCAGTTTTCCAGTATTGAGCAGAAAATACAGATATTTTTCCGTCTTTAGCTTGTTCTACAGCTTTCTCTGTATCTTCCGTCTTAATAGATTTAATCTTATCTATTGCAGCTTCAATTTTATCTACAGCTTTATGCACAACAGCAGATATTGCTGTAGGTACTATAAACATTGTTTTTCCTAAATTAGCTGTGAAGTTTCCGACTTTGCCTAATATAGTATCTCCATCAGTAGGTTGATATGCAAGTAATCCTTTCAAATCACCACTCTTTACACTGTCTATATAGGTATCGACTGTTTGTCCGCCAGCTATTATAGTATCTTTTCCGAATCCTACTATATCATCTATATGGTCAAGTACACCATGTATAACAGAAGATATTGCTGTAGGTACTATATATCCTATTTTTCCTATATTAGCAGCAAGATTTCCTACTTTGCCTAATATAGTATCTCCATCAGTAGGTTGATAGGAGAGTAGTCCTTTAAGATCTCCGTTTATAACGCTAGATCCATAAGTTTTAAATGTATCAAATGTAGCACCAGCTGTATCTTTAGCAAATCCAGCTATATTTACTATTCCATCTACAGCTTTATGAAGTACCCATGATAAGGCAGTTGAAGGAAGACTGAGTGTCTTAGCTGTATTAGCAACATAGTTTCCGACTTTACCTAATATAGTATCTCCACTTGTAGGTTTAAAGGTCAATAATCCTTTTACGTCGCCTTTGACTGCACACGTAAAACAATTTTCTATAGTACTAAATGTAGCACTAGCTGTATCTTTAGCAAATCCGGTTATATTACCTAATTTACCTATAGTATTATGTAATACCCATGAAATTGCAGTTGGTGCAATAAACATGGATTTAGCCATGGTTGTAAGGTAATTACCTACAAATCCAAGTAAAGAATTATCTTCATTAGGTTTATATGTAACTAATCCTTTTACGTCACCTTTAAATACGAATCCGTAAAGATTTTTAACTACATCGACAGTTCCAGATATAGGGTTTTTTCCTATAACATTCTTTATTGCTGTACCAGCTTTCGATACAGTCTCTTTTACGTTTTTACCTATATTACTTACAAACGAGCCTACCTTACCAGTTACAGAATATTTTTTCTTTAAATATTCTTCTTTGGTTTCAGTGCTTCCAGTTTGATTGATATATTCTTGATATTCTTTATCAGCTTCTGCTTGTCTTTGTGATAAATCTTTTCCTAATACACCAAATAACTTTTGAGCTATCCAGTTAACACCAGGAATTATAGACGGTATAATTAATAGATTACATAATGCATTTATCAAACCTGCAACTACTTCTTCTACTATAGTAGTATCTGTAACTCCTAATATAGATTCAGCTTGATCGCATCCTGTTAAAAAGTCTAATACTAAAGTTGCTACTGTTAAAATAATATTCAGTTTACCAGCAGCTTTCTTTAATATAGAACTTCCTACTTTACTTGTACCTTTCTTAAGAGCATTTTCGAATATTTCAGTAACGCTAGCTTTGAATCCTTTGACCCAATTAGCAACTGATTTGATTCCTAAAGTCTCAGCTAATTTGGAAAGTTTAGCAACAACTTTACTATTGCTGAAGAGTTTCTCTACTCCATCTTTTAATTTAGTTATTAATCCTGATAATATTTTAGCTACTTTGCCACCTTGCTTACCACTAGTTTCAGCCGCTGTAGCTAATACTTTACCAGTTGTATTTTCTATGACATCTCCAGTTACATGTTCTACAGTCTCACCAGCAGCAGACGATGTAGCCTTAGATATAAATTTATCAAATCCTTTAGATACTTTAGCACCAGCTTTACCAGCTAATTCTATAGGTTTTGATATTACTTTTGTTGCAACAGATGTAGCTTTACCACCTATTCCAAGATGTTTTAAAACATTAGAGCTTTTGCCTAAAAGTTTATTCATCACACCTTGCTTACCGTGAGCAAAAGCATGACCCATACCATTTCCAATTTTCTTAAATGTAGTTCCACCAACCATGGATTGATCTTTGAATTTGATCTGTCCATCTTCTACGGTTCCTTCTACACCTTGAGAATTGTATATCTTTTTATAATTACCATTCTGAATATCTTCTGCTGTTAAAACATTTCCATTCTCATCATACATTCCGGTTTCACCAGATTGTAATTGATTTGGGTTTATTGTAGTAGTTCCGCCAGCATTATTACCATTGCCTAATAAGATATCCATAGTTTTTAATCCAGTTTTGCCTAAGAAACCTAATGTTTTAGGTAAATTCTGAATTGCATTAGCTAATATTTGAGGAAGAACTTCTCCAAGCATATTACCAATAGCAGGTATAGCTGTATTAGTAATCCAAGGTAATACTGTTTCTTCCATATAACTCTTAGTTGCAGCTACTCCTTCACCGATCTTTTCTCCAAAGGCTCCAACAACTCCTTCTGGCTCATCTCCAGTATAGCTATCTCCTAAGAATCCTTTCATGAATCCATTTTTAACATCATTAAGTTTTTCTTCTATTGCAGGAAGAATCTTTTCTTTAAATACAGGAACAACTGTATCTTCTATAAATGGAGCTACAGTTTTCTTAATAAAGTTTATAATCTTAGGTGCAAAGAATGCTGCAAGCATTGCAATTCCAGCAGCTTTTAATATCTTTCCTAAAAGATTATCTTTCTTTTTATCTTTCTTTTTACCGATACCAAAGATCTCACCAATCTTAGAAGGAATACCTTTAATGGTATCAAATATACCTTTTTGATTAGCTCTATCTTCATCTCTTTCTCTAAGAGTATTTACTGTTTCAGCATCGGATGTATCAGGTTCTACATTACCATTAGCATCTACTTTATTTTTAATAGGAAGACCATTGTAAAAACTTGTAGTGGTCTTTTCATTGTTATCTCCCTGATAACTATTTTCGTCCTTGTTTTTATTTCTTCTATTTTTTTTCCCTTTGCCCATTCCTAATGATGCTCGTAATTTGTCACCAACCATCATTATTCGTAAGACTATGGTATTATTTTTTCTATTGGTAGGTAGTTCGGTTCCTTCTGCTAAACTAGGTATTACATATTCACCCTCAGATAAAGCATATAATCCGCTATATGGAACTCCATATAATCCCTCAGCAGCTTGTCCATCTACATCATGATCGTCGAAGTATTCATCCATAAATCTTCTAAGTCGATCATTTCTACCTTTAAATTTATTTAATTTTCTTCCTGCCCATTTAGCAACAGCTCTTTTAGCTCTTCTAGGAGAATTAATTACACCTCTGCCGAGAGTTTCAGCAGCTTTTACTCCTTTATAAGCAGCTCTATCTACAACATTTCCATCTTCAGTAGTATTGTCAGCAAATACCCATCCACCTAATCTATTAAATGTATGACCAACAGCTCCTTTTATACCACCAAAGATTTTTTGCCTAGCTCTACCAAATTTAGTGCGAGCTTCTCCTCTATCTATATGCTCTTGCTGTTCGTTTCTCTTTTCAGCTTTATCTTGAGCTTTCTTTATCTTTTTATCTAAATTTTTAGTGGTGATACTTTCTACATCAATATCAGATCCAAGTAATCCCTTATTAAGCATCTTCATCTGAAGAATAATCTCTTGAATATCTTTCAATATATCATTCTGAAAATTCTCAGATTTCTTAGATTCTTCATAAGCATCAGAATTATTTCTATCTGCTAACTCAGTGTCAAGTAATCTACTCATATCTCTAAGATTTAATGAATTAGTATCAAACCCTAAAGATTTTAATTTATCTTCTGCTTTAGTTCTATATTCACCATTTTTATTGTAATTCATAGCATATCTGGCTTTTGCTATTTCTTTACCAGAGGCTTCTATATCTTTAATCAAAGCAGATTTAGCGCTAGGATCAGATATATTTATTTTATCTAAGTATCCTATAGCTTGTTTATATTTACCTTTATTAAGATACTTAATAATATCTTTTTGCTGTTTAGCAGGTAATTTACCTATATTAGCATTAATACTATTCTGTATCTTTTTTGTATTTTCATTTATTACTTTCTTATTATCTCTATCGCCAGTTCTAAGGAACTCTATAGCATCTTTAGCTGATTGAAGGTCCTCTGATCCCATCTGTTCCAGAGTTTGGTCCATTCGAGATGCTTTATCCCTTCCTATAATACCAAGCTTATGAGTACGTCTATATTCATTCCTTTCAGCTGCTGTCATATCATAGGCTCTACCATTTTTGACTTGATGTCTTGTCATACGACGTCCAATACCACCAAGCATATTAAACGGTAATCCTATACCAGTTTTTAATATATTTTTCCCAGTATTAAAAGCAAATCCAAATAATTTAGCAAATGGTTTTAATAATGATTTTAATCTTTCTTCTATAGGTCTTACTATTTTATCATTAATTTTATCTTTAAAGAAATCTTTTATTGTATCCACAGCATGTAATGCAGAATTCTTTAAAGGCGTAAAGAAATCGTTCAGATTTCGTTTGATTGTTTCATTGAACCAATCTCCGAATTTCTGAGTCATATCTTTTATAGGAGCTGATATAGTATCTACTATTGTATTATAAATACCACCAACTCTTTTACCATACTTATCTTTTTCTCCAAAGAATACATTTTTGAATTTATCACTATCTGCGGCAAATCCTACCGCTGATCCTAATAAGATATTTGTAGCAACACCAAATGGTCCGGCAACTAAGCCTACAGCGGCTCCTGCTCCCATTTTTGGCAACGCTTTCTTAATCCTATTAGGAAAATCAGGTAATATAGAATCTTCACCAAATAATGCATTATATATTTTCTCATTTTTTGCTACAACGCCTGCAGCTGATCCTAATAAGATACCAGCCATAGGACCACCAGGAACAAATGGTATGAGAGAAGTGATCATACCTAAAGTAGATCCTTTAGCCAT